GCCTGGGGAAGGCCCTCGGGGACATGAGCGACGAAAGCCGGAAAAAGGTCCTGGTCCTTGCCGGGGCTTTGGCGGCGGGCGGCCCTCTGTTGATCGCCATTTCCGCCACCATGAACGCTCTCCGGAACCTGGGAACGTCTCTTGTCTCCCTGGTATCCGGTCCCGCGGCGCCTTTCGTCATTGTCGCCGGTGCTGTGGTTGCCCTGGTGGCCCATTTCTCGGATGCCGAAAAGGGACTCAAAAGCCTGAACGATCGCATAGCCGAGATGGACGTGGAGAAGCTGAAGCAGATTCAGGGGATGTCCGGCGGGCTCATGGGGCCCGAGGGAGTTCTCGGCTCTGTGGCCATCGCCCAGGAAGAGGAAAAGCGGAGAAGGCAGGAGAACGCCCCCACACTACCCAACGATGGGAAGCCCACCCTCTCCGGTCCCTCCACATCGATCACGCCTCCCCCATTAGCCCCCGTGGAAACAGCAGCACCGCAGACTGCGACGGCAGTACAGGCAATCAACGAGGCAGGGAAGGCCGCTGTACAGACCTATTCCGAACTGGCAGAAAAGCTATCCAAGGCCCTGGGGATCTCCGGTGAAGAGGCTGAAAGGCGGCTGGAGGCATCCCGGGAGCTCGGCGAGCTGACAGCGGCAGAGGTGAAGCGGGCGGAGGAGCGGAATGCCCTCCTGGAAGAAGCAAGGCAAATATCCGAGCAGATCAGCGAAAAGACAGATGAACTCGGCGAAAAAACAGCAACCCTCGGGGACATGACAACACTCTGGGCGAACGACCTCGCCCAAGGGCTGGCTAACGCTATTGTGAACGCGCAAGACCTTGGGGAGGTCCTCCAGAGCATCGCGAAACAGATCGCCGCAAGTGCCTTACAGAAACTCATCGGCGGCGTTCTCGGCGGTCTCTTTGCCTCCGGCGCCGCTTTCTCAGGCGGGCGAGTCCTGGCCTATGCCAACGGCGGGGTGGTCACATCCCCCACGATTTTCCCTATGGCCTCGGGAATGGGGCTCATGGGTGAGGCCGGGCCGGAAGCAGTTATGCCCCTCAAACGGGGAAGTGATGGGAAGCTCGGTGTACAGGCCGAAGGAGGAGGAGGCAGCGTGACGAATATCTTCAACATTTCAGCCGTGGATGCTAAATCTTTTGCGGACCTCGTGGCCCGGAATCCTCAAGCCATCGTTGGAGCTGTTGCTGGGGACTATCAGAAAAACGGCACCATGCGCCGTGTTATAAAGGGGAGCTGATCGTGGCCACCTTCACAGCGACGCCCCTCCACACGTGGGAAAGCACCCAAGGATATCGGGTGCTCGTGTCCACGCTTGAAGGGGGAAAGGAACAGCGGAAATACAAAGGGCCACTTCCTCGGGAGTGGACCCTTTCTTTTCAAGATACCGCTGCAAACATTGACACCATCGCAGCCTTTTTCGACGCTCGCCAGGGCTCGTTTGAGTCGTTCACCTGGACGATTCCCGGGACAAGTACGTCTGTTTCGGTGCGGTTCAAGGAAGGCAGTCTCAAAATTTCCCGGCAGGGCCATGGTGTGGCCGGGTTGCAAGTGACATTCAGGGAGGTGCTGTAATGCCTCGTGGAAGCAGCGCCTACACCACCGAAGCGGCAAAAAACGCAATAACCACCGCCTGGCTCGTGGCAATCCCGAGCTTGCCGAAGATAAACGATGCCAGTACCACCATAGCCCTGTACTTCACCGACTGGCACGAAAACATTACCCTCGGAGGGCAAACATACATTCCCAGCCCCTTGGCGATTGAAATGCCGAAGATCAGCAAGGATATGGAAAAGGCTTCCGGCACCGCAGCTCTCTGCAACCTCACAAACGCCTTTTCCGGGTACGCGAAGGAGTACCAGATCAGGGACACCGAAGTCACGGTAATCCATGCGGTGCTCTCTCCCTCGGGGTGGATCGGGGCAACGTCCTTCGTCGGGATTATGGACGCGCCCTCCATCACAGAGACGCAGATAACTGTCTCGATCTCAAACGGCCGAAGCGTGGCAACCCTCATTCCCCGGCGGCTCTATTGGAGCCGGGATTTTCCGCACCTCCCCAGCAGCAAAGATCCCCGGGAACTGGTGACAAAATGACCATGGTTGATCTGGTTGGTATCCCCTGGCAGGTCCACGGGAGAGACACTAGCGGCATTGACTGCGTAGGGCTGGCGCTGTTGGCTCAGGACGTAATGTGTGGGCGGAGACTCCACTTCGGGCAGGAATATACAGCGGAGGACTTGGGGGAAAAGTCCCAGGTCATCTCAGCGGAAATCGTGCGCTATTTTGTTCCCTGCGGGGAACCTTGTTTCGCGGGTGTCGGGGTGTTCGAATTCCCTGAATGCCTGCACGTGGGCACCTTCGTGAGCCGCACGCATTTCTTGCATATTTTTGAGCAGAGAACTAGCCGGATCAGCCGTTTGACTCCGGTGTACAAACGATACTTGAAGGAGGTGTACGCATGGCCGGAGCAGCAATAGGAGCAGTTCTTGGAATGGTTTTTGGAGAGACATTGGCAGCGTGGGGGCTTGTCGGCTCTGCGGGGCTGGGATGGCTTCTCGGAGCCTCCGTGGGCTCTCTGTTCGATCAGCCCTCCATGGACTTTGGGGGAAGCACTCCGAACTATTCCTTCGGGCCTGTGTACAACTCTAAAACTCAGCTTTTGCCGGTGCCGGTCTGTTATGGCCGGGTGCGGATGGCGGGCAACATATTCATGCAGCAGTTCTACGACGACAAGCGGGAAAAGATGGATATGTTCGTGGGGCTCTCCCAGGGGCCTATCAACCGGATCATCTCGGTATACGCAAACGAGCATGTACTGTACGGAGATGGTTCCGAGACCTTTACGTATTGGACCTTGGTCGGCTCCGAATGGACAGAAGTCTCTTACGCTGAATACACCGCTTATGAAGGAACCAAGGAGATCAGAGACTCCGAGGGCAACCCCGCAACTGTGGACCTGGAAGAATGCTCTTGCGACGTTCACCTGGGGGAGACAACGCAGACAAAGGATTCTCGGGAACCCGGAGATTACACCTATCCCCAGGTAGCGTATCTTGGCGTTACCCTCAAGGTGCAGGAAGGGCTCACTGGCAACCCCACGATCACAACAGAGCTGGAAGGCCGGAAGGTCTGGACGCCCTCGGGGGTGCGCTACACGAACAACCCTGTGTGGTGCATCTGGGACTTGCTCACGGATACCCACTACGGGGTGGGAATACCCGCCTCGGCTCTTGATCTCGCAGCGGCTCAGGACGCAGCGGCCTATTGCGACGAGCTGGTGGACGGGAAGCCTCGGTACACCCTCAACTACATCATCGACAAACAGCGCCCCGCCCCGGACATCCTGCGGGATATGCTCATGTGCTTTGATGGCTACATCCGGGAACGGGAACAGATAGAAATTTGCTGTAACCGTCCCGTGTCCAGCCCCTCCAAGGTAATTGATATCGAGACCTCGGCCATTCAGGGCTCCTTTGCCTGGTGGCAGAAAAGCCGGGAAGAGACGCTGAACCGGGTGGTGCTGGAGTGGGTAGACCCTGAAAATCACTATGAACGCACATCCACCCCCTTTGAGGATGAAGCCGATATCCTCCGAAGGGGAATCTATGAGCGCAACCTGTCGCTCTTGGGCGTGACCGATCCGGCTCAGGCAGCCCGTCTGGGAGAACAGGCCCTGCACATTGCCCGGGATATCAATAATTTTTGTTCCTTCAACATTTCCGTGCAGGATTGGGATATCGAGGTGGGGGACGTTGTCTCCATCACGGAAAGCGCCGTGACCGGGTGGTCTGCAAAATGGTTCCACGTGCTGGACGTGAAGGACAACGCGGAAACCGAAGAGTCCACCATAACGTGTGCGGAATACAACTCCTCCTCCTACGTGAATACCCCCACGGAGGTGCCGGGCTCCCCCGACAACCCGGACCCAACCCCAGCCACAGACAACTACACAAATTTGCTCCTCTCGGACGTTGGAACACAGCAGGAGGACGGAACCTATATCCCGAAAATCCGGGTGCGGTACACGCCTCCATCAGCGACCATGAAAGAGCATGTGGTGAACTGGTGGCATGAGGGTGAGTCGGTATCAGAGAAGAAGGTCTCCCCGGGAGTCTACGATGTGCTCCTTTCGGACGGCATCCAGACGGGGGTAGTGTTGACCGTCCGCGTCTGGGGAACCGACCTAAACGGGAAGCCTCGCTCCGGTGTGATAGGCCAGATTACTCCAGGAAAAGACAGCGTCGCTCCGGGAGCCCCCACAAGCCTGACGGCCACAGGGTGGTTTGGCGAAATTGTGCTGGATTGGGTGAATCCAGAGACGAATGAAGACGGAACGCCTTGTACGGATCTCTCGCACGTTGAGGTGTGGGAGTCCTCCGAAGACGACATAGAGACAGCTGTCCTCGTGGGGAAGGTGAACGGCACTCATTTTCAGCGGTATCTAGGCAGCTTCGAAGGTCGCTATTACTGGGTTCGTGCGGTGGACACTTCCGGCAACGTGTCGCAATGGAACGCGGACGCCGGGGTATACGGCTACTCCGAACAGGCGAGCCATGAAGATTTTATCAACGCCCTCTTGGAGCAGAATCCGCTTATCCAAG